CATCCGGGCCGAAATATCTGGAGAGCAAGATGATTACCAAGAAGAATGTCTATATGAGGGTTATAGCAGAGACAATCAAGGGGGGTAGCGGTGCTTAAGCAAATCACCCAATACATAAAGAACAACACCACCGGCTTCACTATTGGCACCAACCTATTCGCCGGATTCGCGCCTTCCACCGCGCAGAACGACGTAGTTATCATCAGGGAGTCCGGTGGCGCGCCGGACCCGGAACTGACCGACAAGGTGGAGTGGGCCATCCAGGTATTATCGCGCGCCTCGGACTACTGGACGGCAAGAGCTAACGCCTTCAAAGTGTTCGTTCTTTTGCACGGCATGAAAGGTATTACTTTGCCAGTCGTCGCAGGAGACAGCGCGGTTTATTATGTTAACACAGCGGATGCAATTACCGCCCCTCAGAATGTCGGACAGGACGAGAAGGGGCTTTGGAATATAAGCACAAACTATATATTGCGTATTCAAGACGCATAAAAAAGGAGGAGTAAAATGATTCGTGATTTAGGACCATGCAGAATTGAATTCGATGGAGAGGATTTAGGAGCAACTTCGGGGGGCGTAATTTTCCGTTACACCGAAGAGAGTAAGCCGGTAAATGAGGATCAGAAGGGCGTTACCAACGTGGACGAGATTAAGGTCGGCGTGTCTGCCTGTGAAGTGGAAGTGCCTTTATCCCGTGCTACATTAGCAATCCTGGCTCAGGTCATCGGGGGGTCTTCGTATTCAGGAAATAGGCTTAACGCAAACAACCAGGTCGGCGTGTCGATGTATGACAACGCCAAGGCTTTGGTGCTGAAGCCCATTGTTAATAACGCGGCTTCTACCAGCTCCGCGGACTGGTTGAATATACCGAAGGCCTACCCGAAGGTGGACTTCGAGATCGCGTTCAACAACGAAGGCCAGAGGATATATAAGGTCATGTTCAAGGGCTTCCCGGATGCTTCTACCGGACTGATCTGGTATCTGGGAGCGTAATAAAATAACCTGCGGGACGCAGGAGTCACCTAAAGAGGAGGAATTGCAATGCCTACGCTAAAAAAAGAAGAGGTCAAGCAGCTTTCTGAGCCAATCGTAATTGAGGCCGGGATACTGGGAGAGAAGGAATATACAGTCAAGCATATAACTGACGATGTTCTGAAACAGGTTAATGACCTTGCACCGAAAGATACGCCAAAGGAACAGCTTCCTATGGATACGCCCGTTAAGCAATTGGCAGTATTGCTCGGTGTACCTCTTGATGAAATTAAGGGCAACGATTTAAGGGTTGTAGGTAAGGTCCTTAGCTTTATCATGGAAGAAATAACGAAGGGACTTGATTCAATAAAAAACCCTTCAAAGGCAGAGGCAAAGTAATAGCCGTTATAGCTTCTGCCTTTCCTGGATTCGGCTATAGTGAACTTCTTAACCTTGACATAAGGGACAAGGCTTTCTGGTTCAGGGAGGCCCAGAAGAAACTGATACGGGACAGGATGTCGGCAATACAGGCTTGCAGGCTTGCTATGGCTAAAGATAACGCTTACAGCGAAATAATGAACGGATTGCAATCACAGTTAAACGAGCTTGAGGTCGGAAAAGAAAAAATTATCAAAGAGAGTTGGAAAGAATTAAAAGCAATGAGGAGAGGATAGATGTTTGACGCGGGAGCAATTACAGGTAGACTGGTCCTTGACACTTCGGGGTTCACTGCTTCAGCTGCCAGTGCAAGCAGGAAGGTCGAGCAAATTGGGCAGAGTATAGTTTCCACTACCCGTCAGTTGTCGCGTGCCGCATCCACGATGACCTATCTCGGGGCAGGGATAACCGCGCCACTGATACTTGCTTTTAAGAGTGCGGAAAAATATTCTAACTCTGTCCGCGAAGAGATGGCTCGTCTGAATAACGCCATAATACAGTTTAGAGTATCAATTGCTGAAAGTTTACTGCCGATAATGCACAGGTTCAGTAACGCTATTGCCGACCTGGTTCAGCGCTGGCAATCTTTGTCTCCAGAACTACGGGAGAGTATGCTTCGGACAGCGTTGTTGACTGGAATATTCTTAACTTTGGGCGGAGTAATAAGCACAGTTATATTAAAAGTAGCAATGCTAATAGGATATGTAATAAAGTTGGCCGGCGCGTTTGCTGCCTTAATAATAGTCAATCCAATTTTAACACTCATATACGTGGCTATAATAGCTGTTGTTTTTGCAATGTTCAAGTGGAAAGCAGTCAGCGATATTGTAATGAACACAATCCAAATTCTTTGCGACGTCGCATGGGTCGGATTAAATTCGGTTTTATTTGTAACAAATTCTATAGCTGCGGCTACCCTGGCTATTATTCCAGGATGCAAGAAACTATCACAAGAATATGCTAATTTGGCTAAGGAAGCACTTAAACGAGTGGGCGATGCCGGTAAAAGTACTTGGAATACAATAGCAACAGGGCAGAGTAATGCCTCTAAAGGTTTCGAGGATCTGAAGACTCAGGCATCAGCTTGGATAGATTTATTTAAAGACTTAGGCAAAACAGAAATAAACATTCCCAGTCTTATCCCGGAAGCATCTAAGACCTTTGCCCAAGGATGGAGAGATGCCACAATTCAGGCCTTAGCAGACTTAAGTAATTTCGGCAATATGGCATCAACAGCAGTTCAAGGACTGGTCTCCGGCATGCAGTCTTCCTTTAGCAATCTCTTTCAAGGATTATTTAAGGGCAACATTGCCTCATTCAGCGAGTTTATGACCTCGATAGGGGATTTATTCTTAAAGACTATCTCAGACATGATAGCCCAGATGATAGTCTTGTTTTTCTGGCAGAAATTGACGGGATTACTTTTCTCTGGGAGTAGCACGATAACTGGAGGTGTCGGCGGGACTACAACGCAAACAGCACAATTCGGAACTGTATGGTCTCCTTCATTCGCTGAAGGAACAGATAGTATTCCCTATACCGGAAACTATCGCCTGCATGAAGGCGAAAAAGTTACCCCGAAATATGATGCGGCTAAGGGCGATGCGATAGAGTTGACAATCGTGAATCAAATTACGCCTGAGGCGGTAGCAACTGCGATGTCCGGCAAAGAGGGGCAGGGAGTAATCGTCAATACGATAAATATCGACGCCCTGCGCAACGGCACTACGCGCAAGACGATAAGGAGAAAATAAATGGCTGACTGGACACCAAAGCGCGAGTCAATAGAGGGAGTAAGGGATTATAACGTCGGAGAGTCCACATACGAAAATAAAAGCGACGAGACGCGGCTCATTACTCCCGACGAACTGATAGGCTTCAAGATTAAAAGCCCGCAGCTTACCTACGCGCAGTATCAGGAATACCTGGCTCAATTCCAGAGCGTCAAAGGCTCGCTGACCTCGTTCACTATCCTGTATCCGTTTGACAATACAGAATACACGGTAAGGTTTGAGAAGGGAAGCTGGAAAGAGACTTATCAGTCGGGGACATTTCAGGTAGAGTTTTCATTAAAGAGGGTCTGGTAAAATGCCGCTTGACACCAATAGCAATTTCAAGGAAAAGTCTCGCGCCCGGTCAAAGCAGCCAATATTCTTATATACTATCTACGACTATATCGGCGACGGCTCGGACAAGTGCTTTGCCGCATACAACCAGGATGTCATCTTTGACGGCGTAACCTACACTAAATTTCCCATTACTCACGACCAGATAACCGAAAACACTAAAGGGCAGATTGATTCTGTTAAGGTACAGGTTTCCAACATTTCGCGACTCATTGAGTATTACCTTCAGAATTATGACCTACGTGGCAAGAAGGTATCAATCAAAATGGTCTATGCAGACGCTTTGGATGATCCTGACTGTTATATAGAATTCTCCAATTATATAGACAGCTATACCTCAAATGTTAAGGATGTCATTTTCACTTTGATGAGTAAGTTTGATATCCTTGGGCTTATGCTTCCATCTATTTTATGGATGAGGGACTGGTGCCAGTGGGAGTTCGCTTCGCCGGCAGTCAGAGCCTTGGGCCGGGGGCAGGAGTGCGGTTATGCTGGAGCAGAGACGGAATGCAACCGCACATGGCAAAGGTGCCAGGAACTATCCAATAGCAGGCGTTTCCTTGGCGCGCGGGGGATTCCTGGAAGAAGAGGATATATTTAATGACTAAAGACCTTGATATATTCATCCGGAAAATGCTGGAGATACCTTATCTCCACAAGGGCCGGGATTATAGCGGTGCGGACTGTGGTGGAGGGATAATGATTTTCTACAGGGATTTCCTCGGCATTACCTTGCCGGACTTTAACCTTGATTATGATATTAACTGGGCGGTCAAAAGCGACAAGAGCCACTTTATTGAAAATTACTACAGGTTTTTCCAGAAGGTAGATAAGCCCGCTAAGTTTGATGTTATTCTTTTCCAGACCAAGAAAGGTATAGCTAATCACGGCGGGGTTGTCTTGAATAATGGAAAGTTTTTTCATATTTCAAGGGCAGGCGCGGGAATAAATTACTATGCTGATGAAAATTTCACAAGGAGATTTAATGGGTTCTATCACTACAAAGGTTAATATAGACACGAAGGTCCGCCGATCCCTGCGTCCTTATAAGAAGCGCGATATCACTGTTCGCTTCGTGCCGAATATTCTTGCCGATGAAGGTAGAGAGTTAAAATCCTTCCCCTATAACCGCCATTTTACTATCCGCAAATACCTGCAGAAATCCGGATTTGAATTCAAGGATATGAGGATTATCGTCAACGGCAGGAAGGTTGAAAGTTTAAGTAAGAGATTAACAATCGGAGATGAGATTGTTATTGCGCCAGAGGTAAGAAATTTTGGAGTTATAGGCGGAATAATTGCGGCATTTTTAGAGCATTGGGTTACTTATACTGTTATAGCTGTTGCTTTTGCTGGAGTATCTTATGGTATTTCGGCAGCAATGGCGGGTAAAGTCAAAACTCCCACATATGATACTTCTGGTGAAGGTCTCGACGAAGGTTCAACCTATGCCTGGGACGGTGTGCGTACGACCGCAGATGTCGGCCGGCCTATTCCGGTGATTTACGGCGAGCGCGTTATCGGAGGTAATGTTCTCAATGAATATGTATCTACTGACGGAGACAGTAATTATCTGCATACATTATTGGGTGTCGGTTGGGGCGAAATGGAAAGCATTACCATGCGCCGGATTAGCCGTAACATCGCCACGAATTACAGCGGATGGTCGCTTACCACGAGGATGGGAACGCTCGATCAAGAGGTTATCCCGAATTTCCACGATAGTCATAATCTCGTTTCTATTGGCGTAGAACTTACCAAAGATAATGCCTACACCTACACCACGGACGGAGACGACGTAGAGGCGTTTGAAATTCACCTTGCCGTGGCTGGGTTATATCAACAGGACTCAAGCGGAAATATACTCTCCTGGGATATTGTATATAAGGTTGAATATAAATTACATAGTGCCGGGACATGGACGGATTTAGGTTCTACCACGATAAGTAAGAGGACACGCAATACTTTTAAGAGCATATACCGTAAGGACGGACTTACCGCAGGGCAGTATGATATTCGCATTACCAAAACCTCCAATGACCCTTCTGATCTTGAATATCCGATAACAAATGGCGTAATATCACTTGAGCGCATAGATGAGATAAGTTGTGAGGATGAGCAGATATTCCCCAGGGTGGCGCTTGCGGCGGTTGACGCTTTAGCACTTGAGCAGTTGTCCGGATCCTTCCCGGATTATGAACTGCTGGTCAAGGGCCGCAAGATAATGACACCGGCAGTATTGACAGAAGAAGACGGAGATCCGGTTGACTGGGATGATTACTATTGGGATTCTGATGACGAGGTTTACAAGCTCTTAGATGGTGACATAGAGTTATATTGGGACGGCGAGACATTTATAACCGCATATTCAGCTAATCCCGTTTGGTGCTTATACGATTTACAGACCAACCGTCTCTTCGGCGCGGGGCATTATATCACCGCAGCCGACAATAACATCGCTTCCCTGATTGAGCAGTCGCAA